TTCATTAGATGGCATTGTAATTGTAAGTGTTGTAGTTGATGGCACTGATGTTACCATAAATTTTTTATCATCAAAATCAGATGCACTAAAATTAGATCCTGTTATTGTAGTAAAATTGTCTAATAATAATATTTCACCTGCAGCAATATTGTGTGCGCCAGAAAAAGTCAGTGTTACAACTGCTGACCCGTTAGTTGTGCTAAATGCATTTGTGAGTGTGGTTGTTGTTTTAATAGGATGTATGTCATAAAATATACCTCCTGAATAAGCGTATAAAATCCTATTACTGCCTATAATTGCATATTTTCTACCTAAACTATTTACGAAATGATGAAGACCTCTTACAGCTCCTGTTAAGTCACTAGTTCCTAATTGTTTCCAACCACCTATCTTTTCAGGTGTACCATATCTAAATCTAACATTATCGCAGTCTACCCACTGACCCTCGGCCGTAGTCTCTGAGATTTGTTTATTAATACCTGGCTGAAATCCTATTTTTTGTAGCATAGCGGCACTATATTATAGATTTTTCTATGTTTAAAGCATTTTATATGTTATTTTACAAGTCCAAAATAAAGAATGACTATAGATATAAAGAAGCATTTTGAAAAGAAAGTAATGCAAGATTACTTTTTTATAGAGGGAATTATAGATATAGATGCGGATTATTTCATCAATAAAATAGAAGAGGGTATCAAAGAAAAAGATAATATGAGTTTTAAAACAAACGTAAAAGATCAAATGACTGCATACACTTATTTTAATGAGGATGAGGTATTTATTAAACTACTGAAAGAATTTATAAATTATATTGATGATACTGTAGAATTACAAAAATACAATTTAGTAGATTCATGGGGTGTAAAAATGAATTCTGGTGGGAGAACCGTAGAACATAATCATTCACCTGGTCTATGGTCAGGAGTTTTATATCTAAACGACCATGAACAAACATTAGATTTTACAGAAATAAATCAAAAAATTAAACCTCAAAAAGGAGCGTTTGCTTTATTTTCATCTTTTTTAAAACACGAAGCAAAAAGAAATTTAACTGGTGGTGTTAAATATGGAATTAGTTTTAACTTTATAAGTAGTTAAAATTAATATTCCACCTAGCTTTTTGATCTGTACAAGTAGTACTATTGTGTGGAATGCTAGCATCAAAAATAACGGCTTGATTTTCAACCGATGGAATAAAATCATTTTCTATTAATGTACCACCATTGCAAGTATTTATAGATAAAACTAACCCATAGTTTTTGAAATCAAAGTCTGTGTGTTTTTTATGGTGATGTAATTTTTCAGTTCTTGGATACAAATTTGCTTTAACTCTTAAAATAGACTTTGGTTTTATAACGTCTATCATTGGTAAAAGCATTTGAAAATAATTACTGTTTGGTTGATTTTTTTCATAGAAACAATGTGTAAAATAAAAATCATTTGATTTCTCATAATCTGCAACATCTTTATTGTAGTAGAAAGGAAAGTGAGGACCTTGTATAATTTTTTGTATTTCTTTAAATTTTTCTTTGTCGTAAAAATTTTTTATTATTTTATATTTCATGCAATGTTTTTAAATGTTGGTATAGTGTAGGACAGTCTTTTATTTGTTCCTCCCAACGTTTTTTTGTTTCTTCCATTTGTTTTATATTATTAGACCATTTATCTTTTAAAACTTCTAAATTATTTTCATAGCCATCATGCCTTAAAATATTTTCATCAGTAGGCCAAAAATTCATTCCTACCCCTACACAACTAATTCCAGTTTCAAATTTTGGATAAGCATGATTATCAAAGTTAAAGTAATTACTCATTTGAAAATGGCTATCAAATCTTGAGTACACTTTATCTATAGGATAATTTCTTTTTTGAATATCTCTCCAATACTCACTATCATCTCTAGTTGATAATGCATAATGCGTGGCAACAAACTCACTAAAAATTTTAAAAAATCTATGACATGCTGTATTAAAATGATCTTTTAAAAAATTAGATACTATAGGTCTATCTCTAATAATCTTAACTAAATTAGATAAAAATACATGAACACTTAATAAACCATTACTTTCAAGAGGTTCAATAAAACCAGCAGACAAACCAATAGCACAAACATTTTTTAAGAATATTCTTTTATGCAAACCAACTCTCATTGTAAGATTTTTAAAATTTAAATCATCTCTGCCTAAATATTCTTTAAATTCTTTTAAAGCTTCTTCATCACTTACATATTTATCAGAGTAAACATACCCTGTTCCTATACGACTCCAAAGTGGTATATTCCAAACCCAACCATTATTTAATGCAGTACAATTTGTATAAGGTTTAATTTCTTTTTCTTTATCAGTGTAAGGTAAATGAGCAGCCCAAGCTTTATTATTTGGTAAAATATTTGAATAACTTTCAAAAGGTTCTTTTAGAATATTACCTAATAAGAGAGATTTCCAACCAGTACAATCTACAAATAAATCAGCTGTATATTTTTTTTCTTTATCTGTAATTAAGTTTTCTATCCCATCTTCATTAACATTAAAATTTTTAATGCTACCTTTTTCTACAACTCCTCCTATTTTTATAAATTCATCTTTTAACCAATTAGCAAACATTGTAGCATCGAAATGATAAGCAACATCAGAATCATAAGAATAACCATCAAAATTTTTTGTAGATACTTTATTACTGTTAACTAAGGCCATTATTGGATAATAACAATTTACATAATCTGATATAGGTGTATCGGGATATAAAGTTTTTTTAATAAACCAGTCATTGGGATGATTAAAGACAGGTGCTCCAAAAGGATAATGAAAACCACCATCTCCTTTTTTATAAAAGTTTTCAAACCTAATACTCATTTTTAATGAGGCATTACACTTTTTTATAAAATCTTTTTCATCAAGACCTACCATTTTTATCCATTGGTTTATACGACCTAACGTGCTTTCTCCTACACCCACAGTTGGTATATCTTCGCTTTCTAAAATAGTCACATTTTTTTCTGGAAAAAGTTTTTTAAATGTATAAGCAGACATGACGCCCGCACTTCCCCCGCCTACAACCAATATATTTTTCATTTTGTCTTTATTTTATCTTCTGGATAAGTAATCTTTTTTTTAGTTTCCTCATCAAAATTAACTTGCCACGATGCAACCATACTTACTAAAATATTACCAAAATGTCTAAAAGCAGTATGAGAAAAATATATTTTTCCTTTTAATAATATAGTAAGTCTTTCTTTCCATGAAAATTCTAAATCACATGATCCATCTTCTTTGTACTGTTTAAATCTCATTCTTGAACTCCGGGCATACAGAAAAATTGTCTTCTATCTAAAACTTCATCAGTGTGAGAACCGTTTTTATCTACATAATGTAAAAAAGATTGAGCGTGCCAATCTCCTATGAAAGGTTTTCTTTCATGCCAAATTTCACAACCTAAATATATAGCAGCATCTCCTGGTTCCATTGTAATTGGTTTTTCATCCATGTATATTGGCCACGGCTCTCCAGAAGATCCAATCATTACAGTAACACTTATTTCACAAGATGGTCTATCCTTATGTCTATTTAAATTACCATCTTTAGTGTACATTTTCCAAAAAGAATAAGTTGGTAATAATTCTAAACCTGTCTCTTGTTCTAAAAATTCTTTCTTATCTAGCATCAAAGCTTCCATAGCAGGATCACCATAAAAATAAGAATCTCCAACATCACTATGAGCTAAATCAAAAAAATTTTGATTTACAATATGTTTCATTTTACAATAATGATTTAATAAAGATACTTGTTCTTTTGAAAGAAAATTTTTTATCTTTTTATATTTAAAATCTCTTATAGTGCCCATGATACTACCGAATATCTCGTTCCTTTCGTAACAGGTTTTATAGTGTGGGGATATAAAAAGTTACTTGGCCAAACTATAATTCTGCCTGCTTTTTTTTCAACTGACCATTCTTTTGTTCTATCAGGATACCTAAAACAAAGTTCTCCACCCTCGTAATCATTATTTAATAACATTATACAACTAAAAGTTCTTGGTATCTCATCAAAGTGATCAACGTGATATTTATAAAAACCACCTACATTATATTTTAAAATTTCTATAGTTTTTATATTTACAGAATTAAAATTAGTATCTTGTATGTTAATTTTTTCAAAATATTCTTTAATTGCTTGATTAAAAAAATGATACAAAAGATTAAAACGATGAGTATGTGTTAAAGATTCATGTAGATTTGTAAGAGGATAGGTGTAAGTATTTCTAATACTTTGATCTACACAACTATCGTTCCCACCACCTATGCTAGCTTCTTTAAAATTTATAGAATTTGAAAATTTTAAAAGACTAGAGATAATCTTTACTGGAACTAGATTGTCTCTAATGTATACGTAGTTTTTTAAGTCCATGACTTCTTTTTCCAAAAATTATTTTTATAATTATCTAAAAATGTAAAAGGATAAAACATACTTCTTTTTACAAGATCTTCTTTTGATTCTCCTACTATTTTCATTTTCCAATTTTCTCTTTTAAAAGGAATAATTTGAACATAAGGAGTTCCTTTTTTTATTATTGTATCTAAAACATCGTATTTATCTCCATTTATAATTATGGGAAAATTAACTTCTTGTTTGTATGAATCTGTGTCAACAATTCCGGGGATAATAGAAAACCTATCGTCACTATTATTTAATGGAGATACAAACAAACAAGAATAACCAGGAGGTGTTTTTATAATCCAAGGATTTAATATTTTATAAATAGGTAAATTTTTATTTTTTTCAACAGCGGGTGATCCATGTAATTGATTAATAGAATGAGCATCTGGTCTTTGACTATTTACATTTATTCTTTCAGATCTCATTAAATCTTCGTCTATCGAATCCCCTGATTTCCAAAAACCATCTTTTTTTCCTGTTTCTTTATTAACTACATTGTGAGTAATTTTTATGTCCATTGGAACTTTTAATAAATAACCCGTAGTCATGGAGTCAAGAAAAGGCATGCAGCCTTTAACAGTTCTGTTGTTAAAAGAGTGTTTTAATTTTTTATACCACTCTGGTATATTTAATTTTATTGGAATGGGTTGATCGTGTTTTGAATCAACATATTTTTTATTAGCTATAAATTCTATTGTCTTTCTAAACATAAATAAATTTATACGTTACAAAACGTATAAAGTAAACTATAAAAGTTGCAAAGTACTGACTACTGTAACACCTTGGTCTTCAACATATTTTTCTAAAGAAGAGTTAAAACGTGTTCCATCAGAAAGTGTTTTAGTTGCTTGATCAAATGTTGCACTGTCAGATGGGTCTGTAACTAAAGAATTAACATCTAAACCAGTTATGTAATTTTTATATGTTGTAATAGTGGAAGCTAATGGTTTTGAAGAATTTGTTTCTAACCATTTATCTAACTCAGAAACTACCTTATTAATATAATTTGTTAAATCAGCTCTATAATCAAATATGACTGATAAATCTCTTGTGTTTACAGTATCTCCATTTTTACTAGTTACTTCTTTTTGTAATAATCTAACATCATTAAAAAGTTCATCCGTTACAGTAACAACATCAAAATCTGATAAATTTAAATCAACATTATTGTCTATTGCAGACTGATTTTCAGCAATACCAGCTAACGCTCCTACTAAATCATCAGAATTTTTTTGAAAAAGAAATAAAGCCATTATACTCCTATGTTCTCGTAAATAAGTAGTCCACCTGCATTTCCTGATTGCTGTGATCCTCCCTTTTTACCAAAATCATTATTACCTGTGTATAGTTTTTTAACATTTTCACTAGTTTGACTAAAAAGTGCTCCTGGTGCAGCACCTTGATTTCCAGTGTTTCCTGGTCCTCCTTGAATAACACCTCCACCGCCGCCATTTCCAGCGTTAGCTGTTCCAATATTTGTTAAAGTAGTCGCTTGACCTGCTTGACCTGCGTTTCCCGGTTGAGTTGGACCGGAATTACCAGCGCTACCGCCACCACCAATAGTATAATTATGTGAATCACCTGAACTTACAGGAAAACCAAAAACTCCAAAACCACCATCTCCTCCAGGGCCACCTGCTCCTGCTTGAGGACCCGGATGATTGCCGGCACCTCCACCACCGCCACCGCCACCAAAAATGTATGCTACTGCATAATTAGCATTACTAGTGTTAGCAGTGTAAGTTCCTGGTGATTGACTTAACACAATTTGTTTTGGAACTAGATTCGCTCCTCCAGAAGCACCTGTTGCTGCTGAAATAACTCTTCCTGAAGAATCAATAGTTACAGTCGATGTTGTAAAAGTTCCTTTAGCTGATTTTATAATTCTTGGCATTAATTATCTTTCCTCCCTAAAATTAATCTAGCATTTCTACATATGAAACATGAAAAGCTAAATCGTTTGCAGCTCCAGCTGTAACGGCTATTAAATCTGTTTCGTCTAAGTAGATAGGTCTAGCAATTAAATCTAATGTTGAGTCTGCAGGCACAGATATTGTGCTTGCAATTTTATAATAAGTTGAACCATTGTCATTACTGATTTCTACTGTTGCGTCAACAGCGTTAGTTCCATCAATGTTGGCTAATAATATTGAATCAATTCTTACTGCAGTTTCTGCAGGTACGTCAATCATAGTAGTTCTGTTTGTATCAGATAAACTACCCATAGCATTTTTAGGTGTTATCGTTGCTATATTTACAAGATTCGGTGTTGCCATTTTTTATTCTCCTTTTAAATTAATATCCGAAAACTAGAGACAATGCAATAGCTTT